GTAGAAGAACCCGAAATTGACGGACAACCTGCAGTGGAAGTTGTTGGAGCCAAAGATAAATTTACAAATGATTTGGACCCAGCAGAAAAGAAATAAATTAAGAATATTATGAGCGTAAACGGTAAAGTAAAATGGTTCAATGGTAACAAAGGATTTGGTTTTATTGCACGTGAAGACAACGAAAAAGATGTATTTGTTCATATTTCAGCAGTTAAGGCCTCTGGTCTTAGCACGTTGAAAGAAGGTGAACAAATAACATTTGATGTTGACATCGCGGCAAAAGGACCTTGTGCTGTAAACTTGCAGAAACCAGAAGAATTTCCTAATAGTTAAGACAACTCCACACTAAACTAAAATAAATAGTTTTATGGATCAACAAGATAGACCTGACCGATTAAGAGAGAGTGAAATACAGGGTCAAAGTATAGATAGACCTGACCGATATACACTTGAACCTCAACGTTCGTATGACAAATATCTTAACGATGTCACACGATTAAGACAAACTGGTGTTGTAGATAGTGATAAGCAAAAACAAAGTCCTATGTCAGCAGGTTCCAGGGGATTACACAAAGTACACAAATTTATTGACGATACCAAAAATAAGTGGCAACAAAATACATTAGAAGATATAAAAGTTATACTAACCAAGATTGATACAATTAATAAACAATAATAAAAATACCAATTGATTTTTTTAAACTTCTATAGTATAATTTAGATTATGACCGTAAGAAACTTTAATGACGCAGAAAAGCAAAAATTACTACAAATAATTAATGAAGGTTCACAAGTATTAGGTGAAGTTGACGATTTAAGATCAGGATTAAGAGATACTGTTAAAGCAATAGCCGAAGAACTTGAACTTAAACCTGCATTAATTAACAAAGCCATATCTATTGTTCACAAAGGAAATTATAAAGATTTACAAGACAATATGGATGTATTAGATTCAATTTTGGTTGCAGTAGGTAAAATTTAGTGTATCGTTTACTCAAGGAGTTTTGGGTAAACAGTTATAAAACAGACCAAGTCGCTTTTTGGAATGAACTATTCTCTGTAATATTAACTATTATAGGTTCCTGTATTTTAACATTTACCTCACCACAACCTATAATGCATTATGTATTTCCTTTGTACTTGATCGGATCTAGTACTTTGTGTTATGCTAGTTACAGAAGAAGAAGCATTTGGATAGTAGTACTATCTGGATGGTTTACAATAATGAACATTATAGGAAATTATATAGTATTTTTAACATGAGTTACATAGACGCTTTATATAAAAAAGATCAAAGCAAAGTATATGTAGTTGAACGAAACTTAAAAGGAAAAAGAGTATTTGTAGACTATGATGCTAGGTATGTTTTTTATTATCCTGACATTCGAGGTAAACATAGAGCCATTACAGGAGAAACACTACAAAAAATACAATGCAGAACATCAAACGAATTTGTTAAAGAACAGCGAATAAGATCAAATAAAAAATTATTCGAACAAGACATAAATCCAATATTTAGATGCTTAGAAGAAAATTATCTAGGCAAAGAAACTCCAAAACTTAATGTAATATTTTTTGATATTGAAGTTGACTTTGATCCAATACGTGGATACGCAACTACTGATGATCCGTTTATGCCTATAACTGCAATAAGTTGTTATCTAAATTGGACTGACGAATTAATAACACTTGCTCTACTTCCAAAAGCAATGAATATGCAACAAGCAAAAATGCAAACAGAACGATTTTCTAACTGTATGTTATTTGAAAAAGAAAAAGATATGCTTGATGCATTTCTTACATTAATAGATGATGGTGATATTTTATCAGGTTGGAATTCAGAAGGATATGATATTCCATACACAGTAGGTAGAATACAAAAAGTATTAAGTTCGGATGATACAAGACGTTTATGTTTTTGGGGTGAAAAACCAAAACGTAGAACATTTGAAAAATATGGCAAAGAACAATTAAGTTATGATTTAGTTGGACGAGTACATTTAGACTTATTAGAACTTTATAGAAAATACACATATGAAGAACGACATTCTTTTAGATTAGATGCAATCGGAGACCATGAATTAGGTGAAAAGAAAACTGTATATGAAGGATCATTAGACAAATTATACAACGAAGATTTTGGATTGTTTATAGAATATAATAGACAAGATACAAACTTACTTGCAAAACTTGAAAAGAAATTAAAATTTATTGATTTAGCCAATGAGATAGCACATCAAAATACTGTATTACTACAAACAACAATGGGTGCAGTTGCAGTAACTGAACAAGCAATTGTTAACGAAGCACATAGACGTGGTATGATTGTACCAGGAAGAAAATATCGAAAAGAAGGTGAAGAAGTGCAAACGGCGGCAGGTGCTTATGTGGCAACTCCAAAAAAAGGCATACATGAATGGATAGGATCTCTCGATATTAAATCACTATATCCATCTGTAATTCGTGCTTTGAATATGGGTCCAGAAACTATTATAGGACAGATACGTCCAGTAATAACATCAGCAGAAATAAACAGAGCCAAATTCCAAAAGAAATCATTTGCGGCGGCTTGGGAAGGACAATTTGGTAGTTGGGAATATCAAGCAGTAATGAAGCAAGATAAAGGTACAGAAATTATTGTAGACTGGGGAGATGGTACATCTGTTAAAATGTCTGCGGCACAATTATATGATATAGTTTTTGAAAGCAAAAACAAATGGATGTTAAGTGCAAATGGCACAATATTCACATATGAGTTTGAAGCAATTATTCCTGGCTTATTAAAACGTTGGTATACTGAAAGACAAGAAATGCAACGTAAAATGAACGACTGTGGTGATAACGAAATTGAAAGAGCATTTTGGGATAAAAGACAACTTGTTAAAAAAATTAACTTAAACAGTTTATATGGAGCACTTTTAAATCCAGGATGTAGATTTTTTGATATTAGAATTGGACAATCAGTAACACTAACAGGTAGATGCATTACAAAACATATGGCGGCAAAAGTAAATGATATTGTTGCAGGAAAATATAATCATACTGGAGAATCTATAATTTATGGAGATACAGACTCAGTTTATTTTACAGCACATAAAACATTAGAAAAAGATATTAATAACGGTAAAATTTCCTGGAATAAAGATTCAGTAATTGCACTTTATGACAAAATAACAGAAGAACTTAATACTACATTTACAGGATATATGACAAAAGCATTTCATTGTCCACATACACGTGGCGCTATTATTAAAGCAGGTAGAGAACTTGTAGCAATTAAAGGTTTGTTTATTACAAAGAAAAGATATGCAGTACTGTATTATGATAGAGAAGGTGAACGTGTAGACAATGCAGGTAAAGAAGGTAAAGTAAAAGCCATGGGACTTGATTTAAAAAGATCTGATACTCCTGTATTTGTACAAGATTTTTTAAGTGATATCTTATACATGGTGCTAATAGGTAAAACTGAAGACAACGTACTAGAAACAATTACAAATTTTAGAACAGAATTTAAAGCAAAACCTGGTTGGGAAAAAGGATCTCCAAAAAGAGCAAACAATGTAACCAAGTATACAGAATTAGAAGAAAAACAAGGTAAAGCCAATATGCCAGGTCACGTAAGAGCAAGTATGAATTGGAATAATTGTAAACAAATATACAGTGACAAATATAGTTTACCAATATTAGATGGAGCAAAAGTAATTGTATGTAAACTTAAAAATAATCCATTAGGTTATACATCTGTTGCGTATCCTACTGATGAATTGCGTATTCCACAATGGTTTCAAGAACTACCATTTGATAATGAAGCAATGGAACAAACTATATTAGACGGTAAACTGGATAACTTAATTGGCGTATTAGGTTGGGATATCAAGTCTACTACACAATCAAGTACATTTAATAAATTATTTGAAATATAATGCATGGTAAAAAATATTTTCTATTGATTAATATAAAAAAGGAGTATACAATTAACGTATGAAAGATATCTTACAAGACATAGTTAAGCACACGCATGGACTAGGATTTTTAGATCTTGTCAAAATTACTGGTGACAGTAATCAAACTGGCATTGATTCAATGGCAGAAGACAGATCAGTAATCTTGCAAGGAACCTTTAATAAAGCACAACCAGAAATGGTTGGTACATTTGGTATGCCTCAATTGAGTAAATTAGATATTCACTTGAAGTGTCCTGAATACAAAGATAAAGCAAAAATAACTGTAATGAACGGCACAAGAAACAATGTCGAAATTCCAACAGGAATTCACTTTGAAAACGAAAAAGGTGACTTTAAAAACGATTACAGATTTATGAATGCTGAGATTATCAACGAAAAACTTAAAACAGTTAAATTTAAAGGTGTTAAGTGGGACGTTGAAATTGAACCAACTGTATCTAGTGTACAAAGATTTAACTTCCAATCAGTTGCAAACACAGAACACAATTCTTTTGTTGTGAGAACAGAGAATAGTAATCTGATATTCACATTTGGTGATAAATCATCACACGGTGGAGAATTTGTTTTTGCAAAAGGAGTTAATGGTGTTTTAAATAAAGGATGGAGTTGGCCTGTAGCACAGGTATTGCAAATACTGAAACTGTCTGATTCGGCAAAAGTTATGTTACATTTCTCAAACGAGGGAGCAATGATGGTAACTGTTGATTCAGGATTAGGCAAGTATCAATATATAATTCCGGCCCAGGCGCAATAATGACAGAATACCGGCAAGAACATTTAGGCAAATTTAGTAAAGACTATGCTGTGTTCTTGCCTGCTATTTCAAATTTTTACAATACATTTATATCTAGACAACGAACTACCGAAGGTAAACATATTCCAAAAGAACGAATTCCAGAAGGGTTTGACAGAGGAGTAGAAGGTTTAAACTTTATTAATCCAGACAAAGGTTACTTTACATATCCAACTGCACTATATTCAGCAGGACACGCCTGTTTAGATATGGAGAAAGTTGCCGAAAGAGACGCTATGTGCGTTGACAGAGATAGAAAATTTAGCACAATAGTTGGTGACTCGGGTGGATATCAACTAGGCAAAGGTATTATTAAATTTGATTGGAAAGATTTTGAAGGTAATAAAGCAAACACAGTTAGAAGTAATATATTAAACTGGTTAGAACTTACATCAGATTGGGCAATGACATTAGACGTTCCAAGTTGGGCGGCAGATGAACTTAATAGTCCTAAAACAGGATTAAAATCATTTAAAGATTGTTTAGATGGTTCTGTATATAATAATAAGTTCTTTCAAAAAAATAGATTAGGACAAACAAAATTTTTAAACGTATTACAAGGCGACGATTGGGAATCTGCTTGTACTTGGTATGATGCAGTAAAAGATTTCGAGTTTGAAGGTTGGGCAATGGGTGGTATTAATATGTGTGATATGGAAGTACTACTTAAAAGACTAATCATTATGCGAGATGAAAAGAAACTTGAAGGTAAAGATTGGATTCACGTATTAGGCACATCACAATTAAATTGGGCTTGTTTTTTAACACGAATACAAAGACAATTAAGAAAACATATTAATCCAAATGTTACAATAAGTTTTGATTCAGCATCAGCATTTTTATCAACTGCAAACGGTTTAGTTTATACACAAAACGTATTTTCTCCAAAACGATTTTCATATATTATGGATAAAGGGTTTGATGATAAAAGACTTAAAGGATCTAATATTCCATTTCCATTTCCAAGTGCAATTGGTGATAGATTAAAAATGGGAGATATTTGTTGGTATGGTGAAGGCGACCTAAATAAGAATAACAAAGAAGGTAAAACTGCTTGGGACAGTTTTAGTTATTGTTTAATGATGGCTCATAATGTTTATAATCATATTAAAGCTGTACAAATTGCAAATGATATGAATGATACTGA